CACCAACTCCGACCAAGAGAGCGTCGGGGAGGATGGCAGCCTCTTCCTCAAGGGAATCTCCGGCAGCGTGGACGGCGGCTACAGCCTCAGCTGGGAGGAGAAGGAGGGGAGTGGGGGGGGGGGGGGGAGAACCGCACCACGATTTGGAAGTACGACAAACCAAGAAAATGCGACCTGCACCCGACTATGAAACCCGTTGAACTTGTCGCAAATTGTTTGAAGGACTGCACCAAAGAGGGTGACATCGTGCTGGATGCCTTCGGTGGTAGCGGCACAACCATCATCGCTGCGGAACAACTCAACCGCAAATGCCGCATGATGGAACTCGACCCGCACTACTGCGATGTCATCATCGCACGATGGGAGAAACTGACAGGACAAAAGGCAGAGAGGATAAGCGATGGCTAACACGGATAATTTGCAACCCGTTCAAAGCGAGAGCGAAGCAAGGGAAAAAGGGCGCAAGGGTGGTGTCGCATCGGGCAAGTCCCGCCGCCGCAAACGTCAGTTCCGTGACGAACTGGAGATGCTGCTGCCGCTGACGGACAAGGGCAAGGATGGGCAACCCATCATCAACCCGCTGACTGGCCGCAAGCAGACCGTCCAGCAGTCCATCACGATGCAGTTATTACTCAAGGCTCGCAAGGGCGATGTCAAGGCGGCAAAACTCATCTTTGAGGTGTTGGGCGAGAGGCTGCTCCGTGCCGAGGAGACGCACGAAGTCAACGTGCGGCAGACACGATACGACAATATGACAGACGAGGAATTACAGGCAGAGAACAAACGGCTTGACGATGCCATAAACAATTTATGACGGAGTTGGAAAAGGCAAAGAGCAGGGGTGAGATATTGGGGAAGTTGGCAAGGCATCACTTGACAGCTTTCCTTAACTACGTCATACCCGAATACTCGATGCAGTGGTTTCATCGTGAAATCGCCCACAAGTGCCAAGACCTTGCAGAAGGCAAACTGCCGACACAAGGCTTGATGCTCTTTGTCCCACCTCAAAACGGCAAATCGCTATGCGTTTCCAAATCGTTCCCAGCTTGGATGCTTGGCAGAGACCCGTCACTCAAGATTGTCGGCTGCTCCTATTCGGCAGACCTTGCACAGCAGTTCTCCCGTGCCGTACAGCGCACGATAGAGAGCGATGAGTACAAGAGCATCTTCCCCGACACACAACTGCCCAGCGGTGGACGAGGATACCAGCGCAACGTGGACTACTTCGACATCGTGGGCGGTGGCTTTTACAAGGCTGTCGGTGTGGGTGGCTCGTTGACGGGTACACCAGCCGACCTCGGCATCATCGACGATCCCGTGAAAGATGCGATGGAGGCATATTCCAAGACCTATCGTGACAGGGTGTGGAACTGGTACACGGATGTATTCTTGACCCGCCTGCACAACAGGTCCAAGCAGTTACTCATCATGACCCGCTGGCATGAGGATGACCTTGCAGGACGGCTACTAGACCGTGAACCCGACAAGTGGACGGTGGTCAGCATCCCTGCCATCTGCGAAGTGGAGGGTGACGGTGGAATCAGTAACCGCCATATCGGTGACGCATTGTGGCCAGAGCGGCACAGCCTTGAACGATTGCGTGACGTGGAACAGCGCAGCCCACGCACATTCGCTGCCTTGTATCAGCAACGGCCAACGGTGGACGGTGGCAACATCGTCAAGCGGGAATGGTTCAGGACAATCACTGCAAGCGACTTCGCCCGCATCCGCAAGCAAGAGCCGATGGCGTTCTTTCTTGATACGGCATACACCGACAAGACGGACAATGACCCAAGCGGCATCGTGGCAACGTGCAAGATTGGCGGTGACCTCTACATCGTCCATGCCGAAAAGGTCAACATGAAGTTTCCCGACCTGTTGCGTTGGTTGCCGACCTACGCACAGGCACATGGCTACGGCTACGGCTCATCCATCCGCATCGAGCCGAAGGCCAACGGCCTGTCGGTGATTGACCAGCTGAAGGAAACCACTGGCCTCACCGTGGTGGCTACCCCGTCACCGAAGGACAGCAAGGAGACCCGCCTCAATGCCGCATCGCCATTCGTGGAGGGTGGCCGTGTCATTCTCGTGGGCGGTGCATGGAACGAGGCATTTATCGACGAGGTGTGCGGTTTCCCGTCTAAGCCGCATGACGAGTATGTTGACGTGCTTTGCTATGCCTGTGGCTATCACTTGGGCAACCCCTACAAGCCAATAGACAGGGCAAGGACGGCACGTTTGGTGTACTGACGATAAACTATACATCCGCACAAAGAAAACGCAGCAGAAACGATTTATACACGAAATAAACAGGACAATGGACATTAACGAGATTATCAGGATTGGAGAGGTGGCAAATGTGGAGATCATTGCCGCACTCAAAAAGAAAACGATTGACATCCCGGCATGGGGGAGTTCAAGCAGCCGAGAGGGGCTGGTGGCGCAGTACGACCCGACACTGCACCCTGTCATGGACAAGAGCAAATACCCCGATGTGGTGGCCGAGGACGGATCGCTGGAGCAGGTGACACGCATCACCTATGACCTGCAAAGGCTGGCCACGAAACGCATGACGGAGTTGTGCAACGGCATCCCCGTCAAGCGCATCTACAACCCGCAGAACGCACGACAGGAAGATGCGGCCAAATACCTTGAGGCCATCTTCAAGAGCAACCGCATTGACGCTGTGAACATTGACCGATGCAATATGCTGTTCGCCTCGTGCGAGGTGATGACGCTCTGGTATGCCGTGCAGCAGCCGACAAGCATCTATGGCTTCGACAGCAAGGTAAAAATCCGCTGTGCCTCCTACTCACCCATGCAGGGTGATGAGTTGTACCCGCTATTTGACGAGTACGGCGACATGATCGCCATGAGTGTGGCCTATGCCCGCAAGGTGGAGGACAAGCGCATCGAGTACTTCGACACCTACACGGCAGACCACCACTACAAGTGGTCGAGCGAGAACGGCTGGGACTTGGTTGAGGATGAGCAGTACGAGGTGGGGAAAATCCCCTGCATCTATATGTACCGACCCGCCCCGATTTGGGAGAACACCAGCAGCATCGTCTATGAGATGGAGTGGGCGATGTCACGCAACGGCAACTACCTGCGCAAGAACAGCAAGCCTGTGTTCGTGGTCTTTGCCGACCAAGAGGTGGCATTCGGACAGGAGGAGAACGAGAAGAAGGAGTTCAAGGCCGTGCTGCAATACCCCAAGGGGAGCAGCGCACAATACGTCACATGGCCACAGGCCATCGACAGCCTCAAGTTCCACGTTGACAGCCTCCGCACGTTGTTCTTCACGACCCTGCAACTGCCAGACTGGTCTTACGAAAAGATGTCGCAGATGGCATTGTCGGGCGAGAGCCGCAAGCAGTTGTTCATCGACAGCATGATGAAGGTCAAGGATGAGAGCGGGAGGCTGATGGAGTTCCACTCCCGTGAGGTGAACGTGGTGAAGCAGTTCCTTATCAAGATGCTGGGTGACGCATGGCGCAAGGACATCGAGGCATTGCCCGTGCAGATTGACATCACCCCGTACACGATCAGCGACGAGAAGGACGAAATCCAAAACCTCTACCTCGCCAACGGTGGCAAGCCGCTGATGTCGCACCGTGAGAGCATCGAGGCACTGGGCAGGTCGAGTGACGTGAGCAAGACGCTGGAGGAAATCCGCAGCGACATGATGCTCGATGCTATGGAGCCGACGGTGTAATGGCGAAGAAGGCAACGAGTGACAACAAATGCGGGCAGTGTGCTTTGGCAACGTGGCTGCACGATAACGTCACCAATGCGGGTCAGTTATTCCTCCTCAAATGCCCGCACTACAAAGGTGGCGAGGTGTACCACTTTGCCAAGGACGCAGCCTGTGAACACTTTAAACAACGGGATCGGGAAACGACTTTGGATTGATGAACCAGTTTGACAAGCGGCACTTGGCCAACGTGCGCAAGTACCAACGGCAGATAGACAAGATATATCGTGATGCAGCCGCACAGGTCGCAGCACGTTACTCTGGTCTGCCCGTGCCTGACGATGCGATATTCAGCTTTGACGAGTTCCCTGCCATACAAGCGCAGATTGATGCGTTGATAAGGCAGATGGCGGGTGACATCGAACTGACCGTGCAGGACGGTGTGCGTGCCGAGTGGGACTTGTCAAACGACAAGAACGATGCGCTGGTAGATAGCGTGTTCGGGGAGAATGCGGTGGCTGCACGTTACAAACACCGCAGCGTGGATGCCCTCAACTCGTTCATGAACCGCAAGACGGCTGGCCTAAACCTTAGTGACCGAGTTTGGAACTACACCAACCAGTTCAAGGGAGAGATCGAGATGGGATTGGACTGCGGCATCCGTGAGGGACTGGATGCGGCATCTATGGCTCGTCAGTTGCAGCAGTACCTCGTCCATCCCGATATGCTGTTCCGCAGGGTGCGTGACGAACACGGCATCCTACGGCTGTCGCAACGGGCAGCGCAGTACCACCCAGGCCAAGGCGTCTATCGTTCATCGTACAAGAATGCCCGAAGGCTGGCGGCTACCGAGACCAACATCGCCTACCGCACGGCAGACCATGACCGGTGGCAGCAGTTCGACTTCGTTGTCGGCATCCGCATTGAGTTGTCGAACAACCATACCTGCCTCAACAGCAAGGGCAAGCCTGTGCCGTTCTTCGACATCTGCGATGAGCTGCAAGGCAGCTACCCCAAGGAGTTCAAGTTCGTCGGCTGGCATCCCCATTGCCGGTGCATCGCCACGGCCATCACCAAGACCGAGAAAGAGGCCGAGGATGATTTCCGCAGGGCATTGCGTGGCGAGGAAAAGAGCGACCCGAAAGACAGTGAGAACTATGTCGGCGAGATGCCCGACAACTTCAAGCAATGGATGGAGGACAATGCCGAGCGGCTGGAGAATGCCAAGTCGATGCCATACTTCATTCGTGACAACTTCAAGGACGGTGACCCGTCACAGGGGTTGAGATGGATGAAAAAACCGAAGGAGTTGACGGTTTGGGATATAGCAGAGAAACGCCATGCAGCGAGAACACCCGAACAGATACAGGCAATTCAGGATGCGTGGAATGCGAGGAAAGAAGAAAACCGCCTCATTATGCAGACAGCAAATAAGGTTTATACAAATGCCGTATTCTTGTGGCGTGAGGTTGATGCCACAAGGCTCAGTGCAATGCTATCCAACCCCACTAACGTCAATGCCATCAAGAGAGAGATGCGGTCAGTAGCCAAGCAGATTTCCGAGCAGAGGGCAAGAGAACGAGCATTGACCGACCTAATCCCCAATGCGCACAATCTACACAGTTCGCAGTTTACACTCAAAGAACTGGAAGAAGCACACGCAGCCATTAAGCGCACATTCAGCCGATGGACTTGGGATTTGGAGAGTGATGCGTCATTGCAATTCCTCAAGGGTAAACTTGAACGCGAGATCGCTGTTGTATCAAATACCGCTTTCAAGACAAGGGATGTCGCAAAACAAGCGTTTGAAACTAGGCTTGCCATTGTCAATCGAAGGATCGAGATTAACAAGATAAAGGCCGCATTCCCGACTGCATTTGATTTTGCCAAGACAACCCGCAGCAAGGTCATCAAGCAGTTAGCCGCTGAGATTGATGCGATGATTGCAGATGACAGCATCGCAGCAGGAGAAATAAGGAGAAAGGTCGCAGACCTTAATCAAAAGGCTGGCGACTTGCTTGCACGGCAGATGGCACGAAAGGCTAAACCCGCAAACATCCCTGTCGGTTCAATGACAGAGGCCGAAGCGAAGGCAGAGTTAGTAAAACTCTTTAACACGGCAGGTTACTCAGTACGGGAAGCAGACATCATAATCCGTGAAGGTTGTGTTGAACTGACGAGTGAACAGCACAAGATACTTTCAAACATCTGCAATGTTTCACAAAAAGAAATGGCGCAGGTAAGAATTCACGGGAAAAACAGGGCTGGATATATAAACACGGACAACAGTTTCAAGATTAACGGAGTTTGCCGAGATGTCAAAGGAAAGGGCGCAAATAAGATTATCGGCGATGTCCGCAACAATCCTCGCATAAAGATGGCAGCCGATAAATTAGGGCAGCAAATAAATGACGATGACATATTAACGATTGAGACACTCGACAAGGTTATTGCAAGAAATACGTTGCCGTTCCCTGTGAAACTTGTGCGTAACCTTGACTTCAATGGTATTAACCCGTTCTTTAATGGTGCGCTTACTGACATGACACCAGTTGGCGCATCAAGGCAGATCGCTGCACTTGCAGACAAGACAATGCTCTCAGATGCAGGATTTATGAGTACATCTTCAAATGCGATGGATAATGTATTCACGCATCGTCGTTTCCAATTACAAATCGAGGTGCCGCATGGCACCCCGATATATGTAACAAAGAATTATCTCGAGAGTGAATGTATTCTTGGCCGTTCAACCGCCTTGCAATTCAAGTCGGTTGAGTATGACCCGAAGAACAGGATTTGCATTATCAAATGTGTGGTTAAGTGATGTGTTCGTCACACTCTCCTTTTAGGATGATGTCACGCTGCACGATGTAGTCATATACATCGCAGCCGCCATCATCTACTTGGTTGAGACAGCCGTCGCATATTGCAGGCGGTGTACCTTCGCCTTGATGGTTCTTTCTCCACTCTGCCCAATCTTCAGCAGAGAAGTCGCTGAAAGCAGGGTCGTCTTCAAATGAAAATCGTTTCTTGCTCATAATCTGCAAAGTTAGTGTAATTCTTTCATATTTCGTTTCTCTTGGCGAAAAATCCCGCAAACGTGTAGTTTATCACCTGCGGGATTTCGTTGCGTTAGAGGCGTGGATTTCTTTGTGGCTTGTGTTTGATTTCAATCCGCTGAATCCATACCCGCTTGTTTTGGTATGGGAGAGGTCGTTGCCAGAGTGACCGCAGAGTGATGCCGAGATCGTCACGGGTGTAACACTCGTAGATGGCGGCAAGGCTGCCGAAGTAGTCGGCATGCCCCGTCTCCTTGAAGGTCACCTTGATGGCCGGGGTGGTCTTCATGACGCACCTCCTTTCAACATCTTCTCAAAGCCATCATAGAAATCTTCAGTAAACTCTAACTTATGTGTATCCTTAAATAGCACAACACATTGTTTCAAATTCAACTCTCGCAATCGCTGCATGACTTCTTTGATTATATCATCTCTTTGTTCGTGCATCTTCTGGACTACACCAGTTTCACAAATCGATATTAGTGCGTTGAAATCTTCGGATATCTGCCAAACACACTTGGCATAGCCTTGCTTGTAGGCTTTGACAAACGCACTGTGGCTTATCTCCATGAATGATGCCTTTTGCCAAGCCGCCTCAGCGCACTTGGTCAGTTCTTCTTCACTTAGCGGTTTCATTGTTAAATTGCCCGTCCAGCCGATAGCGCAGCCTCTATGATTGTTAGTATATTTCGGTTGATTCGTGTTCAAATTCGCCATGCTTCATATTGAAGCGGTAGGTGTGTACATCGGTGGCTGCGAAACTCATGCCTGTTAGAGGCACGAATATTTGCAGAACAAGTTCGTAAACGGTTTCGCCCATGTTTGAACCGTCGTACCTGGTACTGCCATCGGGTAATTTTACACCGAGGTCAACTTTGAAAGGCTCAAAGAAATACTGCGCCTTTATCGTGCCAATCTTTTCGTTGTTCTCCTTGTAGTCTTGACGAAGCCAGTTGATGATGTCATTGACCATTTTCTTGCCTTGCTTGTTCAGTACTGCCTTGTTGTCAAAGGTGGTGTAAGTGGTACTGAAACCCAACATGGTTGAAGGGATACCATCGAACTTTACTTTTTTGATACTTGTGCTTGCCATAATCGTAAATTTTTAGAAAACATAAAAGCTGATTTTTAAACCCCTGCGCAGCTTGCAGTGGCATACGTCACCCATGCTGCTGAATGCCCTGTCGAGGAGGCGGTTCACCAGGTCAATTGCACCGTCCAACAGGTCGATGAGACCAGACACACCGACGAGGGTGTTGATTTTGTGACCTTCCTTGTCATGGCCGAAGACCTTGATCTTGAAGTTTGCGTTAATCATCGAAACTGAATAATTGAGCTGTTCCATAATGCTGTAAATTTATTTTGACGTTTATAATTGTGTGGGCAGGGTCGCTGCCACCGGTTGGTTTACTTTCCGTAGATGCTGCGGTTGTTATATTCCTTGACCTTGCGGTTTCCGCAGAAAAGAGCCACGGGATATTGCCAGTCGGCAAGGTTGCCGTTCTCGTTATATACCTCATCAGCGTCGAAGATAGCCTCGGCATCGTTCTCGGCAAAGATGATTGAACTGGTCATCCAAGTGCCGAAGAAATAGCGCAAGCGGTATTCCTTTGTCTTGGGCATTTCGGTGGAAACTTTCACGATGCTCATAGCCTCGATGAACTTGATTCTCATTTCGATGTTGTTTGTTGTTGTCATAGCGGTAGGTGTTTGATTGGTTAGTAATTTTATTTTGACGTTGCAAAGATATATAGTATTTTCGTAATACCAAAACTTTTCGGCGAAAATTTTCAAAAAAAGTGGTGTTTTTTTGGAAATACCGCCTTTTTCGGACGAAAAAACACGAAAATTTTCTTGCTTTTTCGTTTGGATTTTTCGTTTTTCCACCCTATCTTTGTTGCCGATATCATTTCTAAAGCGCAAAAAGTTAACTATGGAGAAAAAGATTTTAGACGCACTCACGGAGAAATATACGGGGGTAAAGGAGTCCATCTTGCGCAGGGTAGCCAACAAACTGGCTAAGACTGTGGAGAATGAGGATGACATCGCAACCGCAGTAGAGGGCGCATTTTCAGACGTACTTGAGGCCTACGGTGACCAGCGAGCCACCGATGCTCAAAAAACGGCAGTGGCCAACTACGAGCGCAAGCATGGTCTCAAGGACGGCAAGGCAGTTGACGGGGGCAAGCCTGATGATGAACCCGCACAAATTCCCGCTGACGATACACCCGAATGGGCAAAGGCACTGATTGAGGCAAACAAGAGCCTCAAGGAGCGTCTTGACGCTATGGACGGGGAGAAACGCAGCCAGTCACGCAGGTCGGTAATCGACGGCATCCTTGAGCCGCTGACGGAGGCGCAGCGCAAGCCCTACAAGCACATGAGGCTTGAGAACATGAGCGAGGACGATTTCTCTGCTTTGCAGGAGACGATCAAGGGCGAGGTGGACGAACTGGTGAACGAGCAGAACGCACGTTCAACGGTGTTCGGCAGACCGGCACAACTCGGCAAGCAGCAGAACGGCCAACAGGCCACCGACAAGGAAGTGGATGCAGTGGTGAAGACCATGCACATTTAACAACACAAAAAAACAAATTAACTATGGCAAAAGCACAAACCAACACTGCTGCGAACCTCGTAAAGGAGAGCAATCAGATCAGCGACGGTAACGACAGCATCGTCATCGTCAACGCTCTTGGTGACATCCCCGGAGGTCGCACACTGGATATGACTGGCTTTACCAGTATCAAGGGCGGTCATATCATCATCGAGGTATCGGGTGTCTACAAACCCATGCCCGTGAACTCTGGCGGCACTGCCTATGGTAGCCTGCCTACTGGCGGCAACTATGTAGGTGTTAACCGCTACTCCGTAACTGCTACCGACCCCCGTGCCGGTATCGTAACCGTCGGGCAGGTCAATCAGGCCGCTATGCCCTATGCGCCCACATCTGCAATGAAGACCGCTCTGCCCCGCATCGAGTTCCTCTACGCAGATGCGTAATTACTAACCATTAAAAACACGACAAACGACTATGACTATTAGT